TTTTCCCAATATATGAAAGAACATCTTCTTCTTTTAAATCAGCACTTAAATTCGGTGCATTTTCTTGTACATTATTTTCAACAAATTGTATCTCTTGTTGTACATTACTTAATGACTGTTCGTGTTTGTCAAGCAATTCTGTTTCTACTTGTTGAACACTTTTTGGCTCAATTACGTCTAATGATCTTACTTTATATTCCATTTGATTTAATTTTATTTATACAAAAATATATAAAAAATTTGACATTTTTATCTAGGCGAAAATTCAGAGAAGTCAAATCCATCTAAACTATCCTCATTACTTTCAAAACTCATTGGTGGAAGATTGTTCTTTCTTTGATTAATTAACTTAGATTGCTCAGTATTTTGTTGACTAATTCTACTTGCTTTGGCATCTTCTTTCTTTTGCTCTCTATCAGTTAAATTATTAGTTTCCATTCCTCGTATTTGTTGAGTATATTGAAACTCTTCAGCCATTAGATAAGATTTTAACTCTGCTTCTTTTTGCATTTTTTGAATATCAAAAGCAATTTCAGCTTGTTTTATTTGCATCTTAGCCTTTGTTTCCATATCAATTGTCTGCATTGCAACTTGTCCTGCCATTTCTTGAGACTTTAATTGTTGTTGAGCAATCATTGCTTGTTTCTGCATAGCCATCTTTTCCTCACGATCTTGAGTTTTAATTCTTTTCATCTTGAGTAACTGATTGGCAAGTTTAAGATTTCTTATCTCACGTATATCAATTGCATCTTCAAGATTAATATCTCCTTTAGATAATGCCATTTGAATATTACCTTCAAGTTGTGCTTTTTGTTCTTCATCAGGAGAAATCTCTATAAATATACCAAAGTCATAAATATAAAGGTCTTTAACTTCATCTAGTATAGATACATTGTATTTACCAATTTGATTGGCAAACTCATCTTTAAAGTCAGCATATTGTAAAATATCTCCTATCCTATAAGTTAATGCCTCTGCTAATGAACGATAAATATATAAAGACCCATCAAGTATATGTCTTGTAGCTGTATTTGAGTTTAATGCTGCTAATTTCTGTAATCCAACTAATGAGTTAGGATCAGGATTAGAACCATCTCTTGATTCATTAAGTCCTGTTACAGACCTAATCATATCAACATAATGGTTCATATTTGTAATAAGCATTTGAGTTTTAGCTGCTCCTGAGTTAGAGTTTAACTGAGTAATAGGCACTCTTGCATTATTAAAGTCACCATCTTGAGTAAAACTTCTACCAATTACACTACCTGTTTGGAAGTATAATCTTAAAGCATCTTCAGGATTATATGCGTTACCTGTACCTAAATCAATTTCACTTAGTCCATCTGCATCTATAAATACACCATCAGGAACTGTACGTGCAATAACTTGTTGTAATTTTAAGTGAGTTATTTGAATTAAGTCAGCAAATGGTATCATCCTGCGACATAAAGACTCAATAACACCCTTGTACATACGTGGAGCACAGGCTACATAGTTTGGAAGAGCGTGTTGACTAGATGACTTTGGACGAACCATATTCTCAGATAATCTCCATTGTAATAGCATACTAGTTCCCATTACCATTACGCCTTCATACCAAACGTCAATTGTTTTCTCAATTTTTTCAAAATTCCCCTCTTCCATCTTTTCAGTAGGAGGATTAAATGTATCATCTTTTTCAATTATACGAGAGCCACCACCTTCTAAATTTTTCTTTTTATAAACTACTTTTTTAGTTGTTTTATAATTAAAATATAAAAGAGTACAAGTATCTCTATTAAACATACTGTTCTCATAAAACTGAGAAACATTGTAATAATCATACCAAGCTTGGCTGTATTGTGTAACTTCTTGTAAGTCTTCTTTAGTTAAAGATTGATCAATTTTCATCAACTCAATTATCGGCATAGTTTTAATCTCACCCCAATAAAAACAATCTTTAAAGTACGGGTCTTCAGTATAACTGTAAACAATATTAGCCGGGTCAACATATGATATTTTAACACCTGATCCTTGTAAAAACTCGTGCTTTGCAACACCTAACCCAACAACAGTTATATCGTAATCAATTCTTTTACGAATATCATCGTAATGATTATCATCAAATAAAGTGTTAATAGCTTCTTCTTCTGCAATTTCAAGTGCAGGTTTAAAGTTAAGCTGCATATATAAAGACAATTCCTCATCAGTTTCAGGTAATTCTTCAGGGTCCATCATAAATGGATTTACTCCTGTCATTTCTTGAATTTTACTCAAGATAGGTTTACCTGCCATTTGAGTTTCAAGCATATCCTGATACTTGCTTCTTTTAGCTTGAGACATTGCATCTTGTGCGTAAGCCTTTACTTTAAAGAGTCTATCTGACATACCATTAACAACAATGTCAACAAATTTAGGGATGATTGGAACGGGAGTCCAATCTAAATTCAAATAAGACAAATCTCCATCAATTGCTAATTCATTTTTATATTTGGCAATAGACTGTTCTCCACGTGCATATAGTCTTACTCTACGAAAGTCTCTCCATTGACTATAGTATCTACAAGAACTTCCGTCTTTTCTGAACCACTCATATTGTATGGATTGACCTATTTGTAAACCAAATTCTTTTGACGCTTTTTCTGCATCAGTTACTAACTGACTTGGAAAAGATGTTGCGTTTATTGATACTGTTATATTTTTCATCTCATCAATTGACTTGTTGTTCCATCATTTGTATACTTGGCGAAGTTAATAATTAATTTCGACTCTTTTTTCTCAGGCATATACATATGTTTCTGATTTGCCATTATGCATAAGCCTGAACTAATAGATGCATCGAATCTTGTCCTGTCATTAATATCAAATCTTGCCCAATCTTCTAGTGTCCTTGTAAATGGCATTGTCCCCATTTGCTCAGGGTCTCTGTACTTTGCTTCTAAGTCCATTCCTACAAACTTCTCTATATAAGACTCAATAGCCGATGCGTGTGCCTGTTTTACATCTTCTGATGAGTTAGGGATACCCCCAAGTTCACGTTCTGTCTTTGATAACTTCATTAATTGCTTATCAGGTCGGTTTAAACTAAACCCCCTATATCCTCTATTTTTAATGTGATATAAAAGTCTTGGCTTGTTATTTTCTACTAAGATAGGCATTCCGTAGAACACACAAGCCATTAATACTTCTTCAAAGAAAATCTCTGCCGTCTGTGGACGAGCAACATATTCTAAAAAAAACTCATTTACAGGAGCATCATCCATATGGAACTTAGTCATTCCGTGTAGTGCCCCATTGGAACCACGTCCTCCAACTACTGCTGATATATCATAAGAATCACATCCAAAAGAGCCAAGATGCTCATTGCCGGGATATTTAATCCCGTTTCTTATATGAACATTATTCTGCATATGCTTTGGTGGAGACCAACTTATATTAAATCTACCACGTTGTTCAGGAGTCCATATAACCTGTGTGTCCTTTATACCATCCTTCCAATAGAAAGACCCACGTGTCATATAGTGGTCTTTTATCATTGAGTCATTGTAGTCTATCTGTTGGTAAATCTTGGTTAGGTTAAACAAGGCTTGTTTGCTCTCATCTCTAAATGCGTGAGACTCAGTTCTAGGGAACTGACGATAAAACTCATTTAATGCGTCTGCATCGCTTTTTAAAGACTCAACCTCCGCTTCCCAATAGTCTACTGCCCCATTCTTAATAAAATTACCATCTACCCCTAGAATCGGCTCTATTGGCTTCTTAAACACAGGCATCCCGTATCTATCTATAAATCCCTCCATATTCCACTCCATTGGAATGAATAGTGCATATAGTCCACTTTTAGTCTGCCCATTGGCATTGCGGTTAGCTACCCTTGAGTCCTCATAAATGTCTTTATAGTTTTGTCCTCCTTTTGATAGTGCATTTGAGGTTGACCCCATCATACACTTGCCTATAATCTTGCTACCTAAACGTAAACACGTTTTGGTTACACGCCAATTCTCTTTAATGTTTACAGGCTTTGTCCATTTTGCACTTTCGTCTTGCGCCAAGAATAATAGCTTCTCTCCATCATATGAGTTGTCTTCTGTATTCTTCCAATCTATTGACGTATCTAAACCTTCAACATCATTATCATTGGCATCATACATATTCTTTTTAGTAATCTTTGATGCAGGAATGCGGTACGCTAACTCAGCTTTTGGTTTATCCATACCATCCATAATAGGCTTAAAAAAGAAAGGTAGTCTACTATTAATAGGAACAACCTTATCTGTAAACATCTTCTTAGCATCTGCTCCTGTCTTTGATAATATGCCTATACGAGCATTACGTGCAAGTGTTCCTATATTGACACACTCAGAGGAAGACATAAAAGAGAACCCTGAACGCCTTATTTTTAAGTATATCATACCAAATGAACGTGTATCAGCACGACAA